AACGCGGCGAATTCGCTGGCACCCACCGCACGTCATGTCGCTGACACCGCGCGAATTTCGACAAAACTAAATCTCAAACTAACCACGGTATCATTGACTGTCGTCGTTGCCTCCCATGACAGCAGGGATTTTTCGCCCACAACGAACGGCTGTGACGGCATAAGCTGAACGGTATTTTCGACGCCTGTATCGATTACATGCCTCAAAACCTCATACTTCGCGCCGGACACAAGAGACGTAATCCACCCCTTGATTGTAACAACTGGCGTGCCGCCGCCGCCGATCTTGTTTACATTGATAAGCACCCAATCCATCAGAGCCGTGTGGCCCGCCTGAGTAAAAAAGAATGCGTGCTGCGTTGATCCCTCGCCAGCCGGGATTTGCGCTTGGGTAGTGGTTGCCGTCGTTGCTGTTATTGTAATATCGCCAGCGTTTACGCCGCCAGCGCCAGCCAGATAAATCGATCCCCTGTTAATGCCCAGCCATGTTGACGTTGTAATAACCGGCGTTTGGCCAGTCAGTTGAATAACCTCAATCTGGGATTTTCTGTTTGCGTCGATTCCATATACTACGATTGACTGAGCGCCGGAACCAGTTGATGTCGTATCGTTGACGCTTGAAGAAACTACCGTAATCGTTTCGGCAGATGTTAGCGGGACTAACAAACCACCAACGGACCAAATCGTTTCAGTCGCCGCTGAATCAACGTCGGCGTTATAGCCCCATTTGTTCCAAGTCGTTTGCCCCTGCCGCAGTCCAAGAGCGATTTCATATTTTGGATCGGTTGGCCTAACCACCGTTGCGTCGAAGTCCTGCGATAATGTGGAATCCATCGGCGCATTCAGATCGCCACGGCTTCCAAGCAAAACTTGCAGGCGAAAATATGTCTGGTTTGAGCCTGAGTCATTCGTAAACACCACCCGCATATAACAGCGGGTAATTGTAAAGCGGTGTGGCGGCTCGATCTGAGTGGTGCGGTAATATCGCGTGAGCGTTGAATCCTGGTTCACCCCATCAGGCGAGAACTGCACGGTGTAAGTGCCGTTCTGATCCGTTTTTACCGCAACGGTTATGCTGTCATAGCCTGCAACGTCTTCCCATTGCCCGGTGTACGATGCGCCGTTAGCCAGCGCCGCTGTGCCGACATTCAGAAGGCTGACACCTGCGTCGTTATACGGCATATCAGGCTTTGCCCTCGATTACCGCAATCACCGCCTGCCCCTGCTCGCGGAACATGCTGCGAAGTTGCCTTGAAAACGTCAATTCGGTGCGATCTTTGTGTTCTGCCTTGGCAAAAGACTTGGAATCCCGCATTTTGTCTTCATCGGCACTATCGGCCATGATAATATCGCATCGGCAGTTGATATCCTCTGAGCCAACGCCGAAATCGCCCGGATACATGCCCAAAGCCCCGCTTGGCGATTTAAACGGCTCATTCAGCGGCCTTTTCTGCCTGTCCATGCCATAAGGCCCGCGATGGGTGTCTCTTGTAGCCCCTAAAGCTGGTGGAAATGGTGTTCCGCGCGTTGCCAGCCATTCCTTTTCCTCGACTTCGGCTTGAGAAAACGCCTCAAACGTGCCGAAATTTGCTGCTCTGGTGACTTCTGTCCGGGCAATTGTAGCTGCTCGGGAAACAGTGGCATCTTCCACCACGGCCAGCACTCTGGCAATCAGCCCTTGCCCGCCTTCGCCCCGCTTAATTCCCTCGGCCAAAGTGCGCCGCAGGCTGTCCCTCGTTGTTCCAACAATCAGATTCGAGCGTTCCCCGGCCATATTTGCCAGAAATTCAACGGTTTTCGGGCTATCTATGTCAAAAATCACGGTTGAGCCGATATCTTCCAGTGCATCAGCCGAGAATTCAGCAATAACAGCCCGTGAATTGGCCAAAAGCACCGCAATCGTTAGCCCCGGATCAATGGCATCCAGCATTTCGTCCATATCGGCTTCATTTACCGTTTTTTTTACAAACCCCTTCTCAGGAATCCCGGAATCGCCAATAACAACCGGCTCGGCCACCAAATTCGGCTTCCACTCCCCCTGTCCGTTCGGCAACTTGTCTTCACCGGCCAAACGCCGCGCTTCATCGTCACTAAACGCTGATGGCCGCGTGGCAAACATAATCTGCTTGAAGTCTTTGTTCTCTTGCGTGGGATCGTCGTAATCAATCACCAGCCGATCATCGTATTGCGCCGCCAATTGCTCATTATAAGCCGCCCTACGCAAATTCAGCCTCGGAACCAGCACACCCTTGGCAAACAAATCCCATGCCGCATCAATCGTTGCCCTGTTCGAGTTATTCAACACCCCCATTACCTCTGGCGGCACGCCAAACACCGCTATGATAATATCGCGCTCAAACTCGCGCATTTTGGACAACTCAAGTTCCCTGAACGTCGGCGTTAATGTCTCAACCGTAATCGGACTTGCCGACACAAACGGCCTGCCCTGATTTTCCGGCCCGCCAAATCGCTGCGTCCAAATCTCATTAAGCCGCAACGCATCTTCCTTGTTCAGCGGCACTTCCTTTGAACCACTGACAATAATATCAGGCCGCGCCCTATTCGTCAGGCTCGCCGCCGTATGCTTTGCCGCCGCCTCATCCGCATTCAACTCATCCGACAGCGCCCGCGCAATACCAACACCTCGGGAATACGGATTAAACGGATCAGGATCTTTCAGCCACAACATATCAGCCCGACGCACTGCAAACGGCGTCCCACCCGGCGGCTGAACCGTAAACACATCTTCACTCGGCTGGGGAATATTGGTAATCCAATGCGCCGGTAGCGGCCAGCGAACTTTGGGAACGCCCATAACATTGCGATCCATTAACGCAAAACTCTCGCCAACCAACTCCATCGATATATTCTCAAGCATCCGACACTGAACACCGTCCAACCCCGGTACACCCGAATTTATCATCTTCTCGGAAATATGCCCCGGAACACCAACCAACTCACCAGTCGCCGTGCGGATTTTAGCAACCCACTTAACCTCGGCCATACTGCTTGATATTTTCCGAACAACCGCCTGCAAAATCGGACTCGCCGAATATGCCTGAAGCAACTCCCGCGTCCCACGCTTCGGCAGCATCCGCTGAAACCCGGATACCATCTGAGCGCCATGAACCATCGCCGTCTCGCCAGACAACTTGTTGCGAACCTTAACCCGCGCAACACGCTGCGCTAAATTACCAGAATTCATGGACAGACCTCCGAACATTCTCCAGCGCATAGCGCAACGCATCAACACAATGATTGTGCTTGTCAGCCAGCTTATTCGTCGGCTCCCCAGTCAATCTGTCAGCTTCCCAACTATAATGCGTCAATTCGTCTATAACATGCTTGCAACGAGGATGCACCACAATGTCATAACCCTTCAAAAACTCCACACCGTCCTCAACACTCCCCGCGCCCTTTCTCGCCGGGAAAATGTTAAACCCAGCCTTCCGCATATGATCAATAGTCTCCGGCCGCGCACTGTCAGCCCGAATATTCATCGAACGACTCCCCTCAACCTGATCAAACAACTCCGGAGTGTCAGCAATCGAACACCCCAATGCCCAAACCTCCCGATCAACATAAATCCGCCGCGCAACATCATCAACCCAACACCTAACCAACGTCGTCGGATCAATGCTAAACCCCCAGTCAGCACCCCCATACGGCCCGCCCAAATCAGGAATCTCCTCCGCGTCAAACTCGTCAATCCGCCAATTGTTAAATACCCGCGCCGCCGACGACTGACGATAACCCCCCTCCCATACATGATTGTACTTGTCAGGATCACGACGCTTGTCATACTCCAACTCAGTCCGCAAAACCTCGGGAAACCACGGATTATCCCGCCAGTTAGCCTTAACCGTCACACAACCAGGCGGCGGATCAGTAACCAAAAACTCAACCGGATTGTCAGCCTCATCAGGATTCCACCCAAACCACATCTCACTCGTCTCCTTACGCAACGTAGGACGCAAAATGTCCAAACTCCGCTGACTAGCCGTCTGAGCCTCCTCAAACCACGCAACATCAAAATCCTCAAAACTTTTCAAACTATGAGCATTGTGAGACTGCATCCCCTCAAATACAATCAAACTCCCACACCGACTCAATATCCGCTTGCCCTGAACCTCAAACTCATCATCCAGCCCATAAGCGCTGATCTTCTGCTCAATTAAAGACTTCACCGACATACTCAAAGACTTCTGATACTCACGCAAACACATTATCCGCTTCGGCTCAAATGCAGCCTGCGTAACAGCCAATCCCGCAAAAAAATGCGACTTCGCACTCCCCCTACCCCCA